ATATATTATGGAGATAGTATGAGAGGGTCTAAACGCATCTCTGCTATCACTGGCAAGAAGAATGATGGTGTAATAAAAGACTTCAAATACTTGACTCTCAAAGACCGAGGGAAGAGTATCAAGAAGGAGAAGAGTGTACAGAAACAGTTGTATAGGTGGATTGTAGATAATATTCCAACTGGCGACTTACTTAAAAGCCTTGTTGACAGAGGTGTTAAGCAAAGCAAGAAATAAAAGGTGAACATTATGACTAAGAAAGAACTATTAAAGCGACTTGATGCAGGACCGTGCAGAGTGATTATTGATGGGAAACTCCGTCAGTTGACTCGTGTTGCCGGCAGTAAAGAACAAAAGAAAGCGTACTACGATTTAGACACTGGACCAAATATCGGTGTCTGGGATATGGGGGCCGCTGAAGTGACTAGTATCCAAAACAAAGATGTAGAGTCTATGATTGGCTACGGTCGAGATACGGGCGAATAGAGAGACTTGACTTTTGGTGCTGGATAGAGTATAATAGAGATATGACTACAGTAATAGGTAGAAAAGAAGTCTTAAAATCCAAGCGAGGTCGAAGATTGACTACGGCCGAATGGGAATTTGCAACCGATGATTACAAGGAATTAAGGAAGGGACGTAAAATGAAAGCGACACAGTTTAAAGAATACCGTGACGATATCACGGAAGGCAAGTTTCCCAGGAATCTTATTGCTAAAGCGTTGAAGATTGCAAAGAAAAGTGGTGGTCAAATGACCAAGGCGTGGAAGCAGATTGAGAAAATTAAGAAAGGTCTTGGAGATGACCCGGTAATAGCAGATGCTTTACGTGTAGCAAATGAAGAAGCAGTTGCAGAATGGAACATCGGCTCTCGCCGAGTTAAAGGTGGAGATGGCCGTAGAAAATTGGTCAAGGCACAACGAGCGTTAGAACTTGCTACTGAAGAAGATGACGAAGAAATCGAAGAACGCAAATTAACAGACAAAGAATTGAAGCGGAGAGAAGAAATCGCCAAAAATCTTGACGATGAAGATTTGAAAAAACGATATGGTGCCGATTGGAAAGCAGTGAAGATGGGAATCGCCACAAATATGGCTAAAGCAGAATCCGTAGAAGAAGCAAGTCGTTACAAGGGCGACAAAGAAAAACTCGCTCTAATGAAGAAATGGCACGTCAGGGCAGACAGTCTGCTTGGTCGAGCAATTAGAATTGCAGTAGATATGGGCGGAAATATGACTGGGGCAATTAAGAAGATAGAGAAGATAAAACGTGGCATATCTGACCATAAGGCTGTCCAGGATGCGTTGAAAACTGCCAATGAAGAACTAGACGAAAGAGACTATCGCAAAGAATATGATAATTATCAAGGTACTCCTGACCAAATCGCTAGGCGGTCCTCACGTAACAAAGCACGGCGTGTTATGGGAGACGATTGTGAAGATGGGTTAGATGTCGGTCACAAAGACAACAATCCAATGAATAACGATAGAGCCAATCTACGCAACGAGGACCCTTCCAAGAATCGTAGGGAGCCTAGATTGAGAAAGGAGGCCGAAGGCGAGAACAAGAAGTTGCTCAAGCAATATAAGAAGAACGAAGATAGAAACGCACACAGCGAGAATTATCTTCTGTTAGCAAAAGCATTCGGAAATCCAAAACAAGTGAAAGAAGTAGAAGCCATCCTAAAACGCAATAAAAAGCAGGGGTCTACTTCAGAGAAAGATAATAAGTGGATGTACAAAAACATCAATCCTTATTATAAGAAGTTAGTCAGTTCGGCCAAAAGTGAGTCATTTAGTGGCTATAGGGAAGCAGAAAATCTGCCAGAGTACCTAGAGTTTGGAACTGACGAGACAACAAAGAATTATAAAGATAAGACTCCTGGTGAATCAAATGAAGCGAAAGCCAAATACAAAATTGACCATAAGACTTATAGTTCTGCTGTGGATGAGGCCCTTAAAGTAGCAGACAAGCAAGGATATGAAGTAGATATGGATGATTATTTCAACCAAATCGCTACAGGTCCACGCAAACCAGGTGAAGGCAAGACTAATACATTTAAGATTGCCTTGACTAAAAGGGACAAACCCCAAAAGAAGAAACTTCAAATTCAAATCTATGGCAAAGGTAAGCACGGATATGAATTGAATTGTTATATATCATAGGAGAATATAATGGAACTACCTAAAGAGATTAAACCAGACGAAAGTTTGTTAACGAAGGTCAGAGTTCAGAACGAGAAACTGGCTGAAAATACGAAGTACAGGAAGGAGGTTCCGACTTTTAACGACCATACTGCAACCTCTTCAGATACATTGATAGAGGAATTGCAAAAAAATGGATAAGAGTAGGACCCAACTTGGTAAACTTACCAAGGACGAACTTGAAGAGTACGGCCGAACTATCGGCGTAGAACTTGACAAACGTCTTAAACACGATACATTAGTAGATGATATCGAAGCAGTCGAAATGGCAAATCGGCTATCTAAAAAACAACTTGAAGATTATGGAAGAACCATTGGTATTGAGTTAGACAGAAGGTTGAAAAAAGAAACTTTAATAAAGGAACTCATAGAGCATATGGCAAAGAAAAAAGGAAAATCCATAATCAAAAAGGCAAAAGAGGCAGTTAAAAAGGCCGCTTTCAAGAATGTTCTGTTGCGTGACGCCAATACGGGTACTTGGTCCGAGGGACCACAGCCTAAAGGCAAATCACAGCACGGAACTTCACAAGGTGTCCCTTACTGGGAAATATAAATGTTTATAAAGGTATTACAGACAATTGTAACACAAGAAGTTGCTCCAAAATGCCCATATAAACTTGAGCCTGCTGAAAATGATGCTATTAAAACCGAACACAAAAGAGAGTTACTTCCCAACGCTGAACAATCAGAATATGATGTTCTATATGGCGATGAACTATCAGGACAAACAAAGTGATGGTAGTGAAGAATTTCTCGAGGACGTTAATAGAATAAAATACATCAAGCGACTTATCTCTAAGTATATGGATACTGGAGTATTAAAGAGTCGTTTATTGATGAATCATTTGCTGGTTCTAGTTAATGTTTTTGGGCCCTTCCCGTGTACACGCATATTGATGTACAAGATTGACAAGAAACATCACGAGATTATTGCTACATTTTTGGATGAATTAAACGCATTAAGTCCAGAGATGAAATCTTTAACATCAATTGATGTCAAGGTACGAGATATTATAAGGAAAGAAATGAGACAATGACTGACCTAAACGAAAATTACTCTCTCGCTGAAGCGAGTCAAGGTGGCGGGTCTCGAATGATGGACTTGTATTTCGTATACAAGTTTGCCAAAATGATTTCTATGGACTGGGAAGATTGGGAAGCCTATAAGTTAGGTATTATCGATGAGAAGGGTGATGTCATTATGAAGACCCGGAAGACATCGGAACAGAAAAACAACTACACCCTCTTCCATCGCCTTCTTCGTAAGTTAAAGCAGTTACTTGAAAAAGTGCCTGGAATGAAGGGCAAACTCGGCAAAGCGGTCGCCGCATATTTTCTATTTAAAGAAGGTATGATAAAGCACGGTGCCGATGGCGTCTTGCTAGATGAAGCATTTATTAAATATATAAATGATACTATGACGTTAGACGAATCAATGCAAGTTAAATCGTTGATGGCTCAACACGTACTTTTGGAGAAAGTGAAATGATTGATGAAACTATTAAAGAAGCAAATGTGGCAGGTGATGGTAAGGCACCAGTAAATCTACAAAAAGATATACCCCTATTCACAAAGCCTAACGGTAAAGCGTTCGGCGCCAACTATTGGACAGCCCCCGACAGAGAGACATATGATGGAGTCAGACTTGGTAGACAAAAATACCAACGTTGGAACTCGTTTGTGGGAAAAGGAGAGTGGGCAAAAGGAGTCTCGGCATACGCCAAGAAAAATCCTAAAGGCCAAATGTTGATGAAACACCCCACGGACCCGGTATTCCAAGTTATCAGAAGATAACACAATGGCCCAGGAGATAAAACTACTATTCTGTAGTAGTCCAATCATACCAGTCATTTGCCCTTTCCGAAACTCCACACCGAAAGTGTGTTGTTGTACGTGTCCGCTGAAGTGGGAATGCCACATAAAGCAGAAAGAAATCGCCGAAACGAATGACGACTACAGTAATATATTACCGTGTGTCCGTCTAGACGACCGGGACGAGACAGATTATTGCAATAATTGTGACTTTTTAACTTGACACAGCCATATGGGTAGTGTATAATACACACTATGGACTATATTGATTCAAAATATATCGGTATCCTTGGTGTTCGGCTAGAGCAATTCAAGAAAAAGGGCAAAGCCCTCTGGAATTTCAGATGTCCCCTCTGTGGTGACTCCCAAAAAGACAAATTAAAGGCTCGTGGCTACATATTCGAGAACAAGGGCGAAGCGTTGTATAAATGTCACAACTGTGGCGTTGCAACAGGATTGACTCAATTAATCGACCACGTATCTCCACCACTGAAACGTGAGTATACTCTTGAGAAGTTCGGCACTCGCAATCGGAGACCTGGCAAGAAAATCAGTCTAGCAAATCCACAAGAAGATTTCTTTAAGACAAACAAAACTCCAATATTCGAGAGCGACCCACTCAAACAAATTACTTGTCTGGATTTGATGGACATCAATCATCCAGCACGGCTATATGTTCACGAGAGAAAAATACCACTAAAGCATACGTCAAGATTGTTCTACACAGACACTTTCAAAGAGTGGACTAATTCTATAGTCAAGAACAAGTTTCCGAATATAGTCAAAGACGAGGCTCGGCTTATTATTCCATTCTTTGATAAGACTGGAAAAATGATAGCATTTCAAGGGCGGTCCCTGGACCCTAATAATCCAGTTAGATATATAACTATAAAGATAACAGACGATGAATGCAAACTTTACGGTATGGAGAGAATGGATGAGTCGAAAACCGTGTATGTTACAGAAGGTCCGATTGATTCGTTGTTTCTAGACAACGCAATTGCTATGGCAGGTAGTGACCTAGCCACATCCTGTAATCTAAATAGTGAGACAGAATTCGTCATAGTAATGGACAATGAGAGTAGAAATAAGGAAATAGTCAAGAAAATTGGTGCGTTTATTGAGAAGGGTTATGCCGTATGTATCTGGGATGCCAAGATTAAGCATAAGGATATAAACGATATGATACTTAGTGGAATGAGTAGTGAAGAGTTACACAAGTCAATAAAAACGAGGACGTTTAAGGGACTACAAGCAAAGATGGCCCTAAATAAGTGGAAACGTGTATAGAAAGGTGAGAAATGTCTTATCTGGGATTAGCAATCGTGGCCAACCTGGTCACGGCGCTAACAATATATCTTCTCGCAAGAGGAAACATAAGATATGGAGCCTACAGCGGATTCGGAGGGCAATGTCTTTGGCTGACATACATATACTTAACTTCTGCGTGGGCTTTTCTACCGGGAGATATATTTATTTTTGGAATCTATTGCAACAAACTGAGGCAAATGATGAAAGGAAAGTATGGGAGAAGAACTAACATCACCGAAAAAAGAAGTAATAGTAGTTGAATTGACGCCTAAATCCGTAGAAGATGAGTTAAAAGAGTTAAAAGCAGAAGTCGTGGTCTTGGAAAAGATTATTACCAACTTTAAGAAATTTTATAATAACTGGGGCAGATACAAGCACGCCCTAGACACGAGGGAAAAGTAATGCCAATATTTGATTTTGAATGTAAGAAATGTGGTAAAGTAAAGACCGAAATGTGTAAATGGTCCAAAACTATGCACAACAAGATAGGTAAGTGCGAGTGTGGAGCAAAGAATTTCAAACGTATAATTAATGTCGGATGGGGTTATACACGAGACTTGACGAGAGAAGAACGTGAAGCAAATGATTTAGTAGGGAGAAATTAATGCCAAAAGGTGACAGTTGGGATAAAGTGATGCAGGCTTATTATAAAGAAACTGCAAGACGAATGAGTACAGACGAGGCCAGAAAGCAATCCATAGCAGAAGTTTTTGGTTCTCTTGGTGATAGAATGACTTGCGATGAAATTCAAGAAATTTTCAGGTCAGGTGGCTTTATCATTGATGTAAGAAATCCAGTAGACTATCTTTCAGGCGGCCGTGTACATAATTCAGTAAATGTTCCCTCAATAAATGTAATTCAGTGGTGCAACACCCACGACAAAATAGATTTAAATACTCCCATCCTTGTGTATTCAAACACAGGAAATAGTGCCAAACAGGCACGTCAAATGTTAGTAGACAACGAGTATACTAACGTGACAAATATCGGTACTCACAAATGGTATAACCTCTGTAGTTAGACTTATTAATTTGTCGTTATAAATACGACTTAAAGAGCAAGGAGTATTTTTAATGATAATAGTAAACGTGCAGTGTGACGAATGTCAGGCTACCTGCACTATCGAACACGACCTTGATGACAACTTATATGAAATAGATAAATGCCCATTCTGTCAATCAGAAGATATCCAATTAGATGTTGAAGAAGAGATTATATGATTATTGGAATAGATTATTCTATGACATCCCCTGCCGTTTGTGTAACACAATCACCCTTCAGATATGAAAATTGTTCTTTTATGTTCATCACGAACAAGAAGAAACTAGCAGTACAACACGCCCCAAACATTGTCGGACTCCTTCAGTACGAGTATACAGACAATCTCACAAGATTTACCCAACTTGCCAATCAAATGGTTGAGTGGATTATGGCCCAGCCGACTGCCATAATGCACCGCAATTATATTGGAATTGAAGGCTATGCCTTTGGTGCTAAAGGACAAGTATTTAATATTGGTGAAAATACAGGAATTCTTAAACTGAAACTAGCAGAAAGAGTCGCCAATAGAATGAGCATTTTTGCTCCATCCGAAATAAAGAAGTTTGCTACTGGAAAAGGCAACGCCAATAAGATGTTAATGTACGAAGCATTTGTTGACGAGACTGGTGATGACCTTGCAAAATTATTTGAATTCAACCCATACAACGGACAGTCTCCAGTGTCCGATATCGTAGATTCTTATTATATAGCCAAATACCGTAACGAAAACTCATAAATATCTATATGAGTGATATCCTTACATATAAGCCCAGAATTGACTGGAACGAAGATGTTATCAATTTTGGGATGCCCACCAATTCTGGAAATTTAAGACTAACTGAAATATGTCTTAATGCTCAAGATTGTCTTACAGCCACCAAAGGCGCAATGGAACTGTCTTTTGAAGAATCCAATTTTGAGGCAGCGAGAACTCCTCCAGTATTAAAAATCGTAAGAACATTATTCGGAGCAGAAACGGGTATAGAAATAGAAACGTCTGCGGCCGTATACGAAACTCACGATATTGAAACTTATGTGGAAGGCGTTGGTCCATCTCTAGCAGATGTTGACTGGTTAGTAGATATTGGCAAAGACGTAGATATTGCAATCAAAAAGACTTCTGATATATCTGACAATCGAAAAGATGTTTGGAATCCACGTGGACTTAGTTTCTCGCAAGGAACGAGGTCGGCACCGGGCAACTGGGACACCGATGGTGAACCTTGGTTTTCTGTTTCTTGGAATGCAATAACACACCAGCATTGTTCTGATGGAACGTCTACTAACTATACAGATTGTTGGAATCACTATTATGATGGATATTGCAGA